CCTGGAGAAGTGATGGGTCGTAGTTGGCCTGCAGCCGTTCGATGAAGTCTTGGGGCAGATGTGGATTATCCGCCGAGCGCATCCTAATCAGCTTGCGATCATCACGCTGTTTGGCGTCATCAGTGCCAAAGGTTTGCCACATCCAGCGAAAGCCTTCAGGCGTGGATGCTGCTGCGAACTGCCTGACATTGCCCGAGCGCAGACGGCCAAGGATCTTGGGAAACGCCCTTGAACAAACGCTGGGGTTGACCGTGTCAATCTCATCAGCAAGGACAAAGGCCAAGTTCAGGCCAATGATCCGTGACCAGTTCTCAAAACTGCGGCACAGGATTTTCGTGTCACCACCAGGCAGGTGCAGTGTGTACTCAGGGAGTGGTGATGCCCTGTGGGTGTAGGGCACCTCATACGCCTCTAGGAAGCCCTCAAAGTCGTTTTGCCAAATGTCCCTGACCAATGGGCCAGTCGGCTCCATCACGCAGCCAATGAAACCCTGATTGGCAGCGGCAAGGTGCAGGGTCTTGGCTGCCAGTGCCCTGGTCTTGCCAGCGCCGTAGCCAGCAGACAACCCGATGATCTGGGTCTGTTCGTCTTCAACGAAGGCCAGCTGGCCAGGGTGTAGGTCAGCCCTTACCTGCTGCAGCAGCCGATCGACATCAATCTGGCTGTCCTCAGCACCAAGCCGTTGAAGGATGTTGCCCCTTGGGATCGTGGACAGAACACCCATCAGTCATACAGCTTGGCGATCTTGGCAGCGGTGTTGATGCAGCCCAACACAGCTTGAAGGTTGGACTGCTCCATGCCCTTTTTGTGGACGACGTTCAGCTGGGACAAAAGTATTGCGGCAAAAGCTTGGCGATCCAAGTTGAAATCTTCTTCAAGGCGCTTTGTGGCTAGGGCAATGTATTCATCGCTTTGCCTTTGCTTCAGCCCCCATTCACTTGCGGCGTATTGCAAAAGATCTGAACGTGTTGCGCCATTGGCCATCATTCGGGCAAACCTTGCTGTCCGAAACTCTTTTTCTGCTTTCGTGCAGCGTGGATTCTTGTCCATGGTTTCAGCCTAATGATGCAAACGAATCCAGGGCGTACCAGACGTGTGAGTTGCGATAGCCGCCTTGATGCGTGGGAACTATTGGCGTCACACCGTGACAGTTCCTCCATGCCGGATAGACAAGCATCGAGCCATCCGTTTGGTCAAAGGTGGCGTCGTAGTCGGGGACATGCAAGTTTCCGCCAGTGCTGTTCCGGCGCTTGGTGATGATGATGTTGATGGCGCCTTTGACGTTGGCGTGGTCTTGGTGGATTGGTGCTGCGATGTTGCAGTTGCTGATGGTGCTGCTGAAGTGCTTTGCAAAGCGCCACTTCTCAGGAACACGGGCTTGGACCTTGCTGCTATGCAGCTGGGTGACTTCAGGTGCCAGCTCCTGCACAAGCTGATAGGCGGTGATGCCTGCCTTGTGCATGGCTTTGACAAAGGTGCCAGCGGTCTTGCTGCTGTGGACAGAGGACCGTGTGCCGTATGCCCGTCGCATATGCGGCTTGGGCGGCACACTGCCAAGGATGGCTGAGTACTGGGAGATCACTAGGTAACGCTTCTTGCCGTTGGGGCCTGGTGGCAATGGACGCTTACGGTCCATCATCGTTTTGGGCACCCTGGTTGAGTTGACCTCGTGGTCAGCAATGTTGATCAGGTTCCGCAGGTCATCAGGCAGTTGCTTGATAAACAAGCCCACCCGGGTGCCATCAGGGTCAGCAAGGATGCAGGACTCTGTGACGTTGGGCTGCAGCGTTGGGCAGGTGTCCCCGATCTTGAGCTTGGGTGCCTTTGGCTGAAGGGTCAGGACTGGCAGCTTCATATCCACTGGAGCTTTCCGTGGGTGACTGTTTTGAGCTTGATGTTGGGCACGTCGCCGGACTTGGTGTACAGCTTGCTGATGCCGGGGAAACGGTTAACGATCTGCTGCAGCTGAGCCTCGTGGTCTTTCGCACGTTTGTCCTTGCCACCAAGTTCAGCCTGGATCCCACCTTCAGCGAAGTACTTGGTCTTGGGGCAGTACCCATCAATGCGGACAACACCCTTGTAACGCTTGAAGGATCTCAGGGTCAGCTCAAAGTCTTCACCAGATGACTGGCGTGGACGGTCATCACCGCACATAGCTGGATCACCCGCAAACGTGCCGTGGAAGATGCCACAGATGTACCGCAGGCCAACGGTGATGGTGGGCTTAAGGAACATGCCATTAGCCACAGGATTGATTCCCCAGAGCCTTGCTCCAGTGTTTTGGCAGACCTGGAAGCCTTTGGACACCAGGCGGTCAAGGTCGCCGGTGTACGCCTTCAAGGCGTTGCCATCTTTGACGTACAGCCCAGCAATGTCGTCATCCAAGTTGAGGATGCGTGTGCCGGGTTTGTAGTAGTGCAGGTTGTACCAGATGCGGGAGTTGATCAGCCCTGGCTGGCTGATGACAACCTTGACGCCAAGGCCAATCGCTTGCAGAGCGGTGTCATACAGGTGCTTCTCATTGCTGTCAGCCACGAAGACAGTGACACGGCTGAAATCAGCGTTGGTGCGCTTCAGGGTTGTGAGCGTTTCAGTGATCAGACGCGTTGGCCGCTTGTAGCTGGGGATTGCGATCTGATAGTCGATCATGCAGCCAAAGCCTCAATCAGCTTCATCCCCACGTACTCACCACGCTTGCGAGCTGCTTCCACTAGGGCCTTGGCTTCTTCGTAGTCCTCAGGGCGAAACTCAATCTGGATGGCTTTCATGACGCCATCAGCCAGCTCTGCTGTGGGGTCATCGTCCATGTCGTCCAGTGCCGACAGGTCAATGTCCTCACCAAAGGTGGGCAGGTCATCACCCCAGCCCAGCAGGGTCAAGTCAAAGCCAGCTTCACCCAGGGCCTGCAGTTCAGCCTGCAGCACGTCGTCATCCCAAGTGCTGTTGAGTGCCAGCTGGTTATCAGCAATGACGTAGGCACGTCGCTGTTCAGCTGTGAGGTGGCCAAGCGTGATGGTCGGCACTTGGGCTAGACCCATCAGCTCAGCAGCCAGCAGGCGGCCATGGCCTGCGATCACATTGCAGTCATCGTCAATAAGGATTGGGTTTGTGAAACCGAACTCCTTGATTGATCGGACAAGACGATCAAGCTGTGCTTCTGAATGTTGCCGTGGATTGTTTTCGTATGGCTTGAGAACTTCAGTTTCACGCTGGACGATTTTGTCTGATGCGATTGTCACTGCCAGTTATCTGGATTCGCTTTCCAGAGTAGCCGTAGTTGACGAAGCTTCGGTTCAACTAGGTGGTGTGAACTTACGGTTCCGCTGATGTTGCCGATCGTTATCTGAACACAACCGTCGTCGAGGTTGCGGATCTTGGCATTTGGCATAGGCATCTCTGAGGCGCTGCTCATAGTCCAAGAAGGCTTGAAGGTTGTTCAGATGTTGCTGTGTCCGAAGGTGTTGGTCCATGTTTGAAGTCGGGGGATAGATCGCCACACACAGGCGCCCTGCCTTTCCTTGCTGCACCCAAGGTCTTGTATAGCTTTCAGCCTGCATGGGGATGGCAGGCATCAGGCTCCCCGACTGATGATCACTTGTGCTCCTCAACGGTGTACGAAAAGCCGCAGTCCTTGGCGTCTTGTATCAGCTGATCACGCTCATGGGTTGTGTAGGCCCATTCAGTCCACTCAAGCCTGCCGTCAAGCGAGGCTTCAACGTAGTAGCGGGATTGAGGTTCCATGGCTTGAAGCTTCAGAAGGTTGGTGGCTTCAAGCTCATCTTGATGCTTTTGGAACGACTCGAAAAGGCTGAGCATGTAGTTGTGATTGTCCATGGTGTGTGTACCTCTCGGTGTGGTGTGGATCAGCAGATGCCGTTGGCAGCAAACCAGAAAGCAACTTCACCAGTCAGGTCGTCTTCGTTGGTGATGCCTTGAGCGATGAAGGTTTTGGCTTGCTGCTTGATTTTGTACTGCTGAATGGCGGTGAGTTCACCACCCAGTTCAACTTCGATGGTTT